CACTGATCGTCATGTCGCCACGCACGATCGGCGTATCAAATTCAACGGTTTCAATATCGGGGTTGGTTGGCATTGGTGGCAGGGTAGTGGCGTCTTTTTTCTTTAATTCTGTAATAGCTGCAGCTGAAGTTTCGGTGCTCATAATAGTTGTCCTGGTATATGTGGTTTTTTTAATAAAAGTAATGTTAAAAAATTGGCCATGTTTGGATGGCAATGAATCTGTTCACTGCCTGAAGATCGTCGCCTTGGTGAGCCGTCACCTCACCAACTAGCTAATCGCCATTTATCCAAACACTGACGGCTGGCCAAAAGCGTTATAAACCTAATCTAGTGTTAATCTCGCTAGTCATATCTTTGTCGCCGACGATATAAATACCGTTTACAAAGTCAATTTCGAGCAGTGTTGCACCGTCATCGACGACCTTTAGATAAGTAACACTGTATGTCAGCTCTTGCTCATTGATATTGCCAAGCTCCATCTCACCTAGCGGTAAGTTGGTCACTGAACCGCGCATATAGACGTCACGTACCACATGAGTACAAGTGTCTTGACGTTCATAAGCACCTAAGAATCGAATAGGTAGATCACTAACACCGCAATATGTCAGCTGCGTTATATGACGCGCGTCGACACCGGTATAGTTAATTGTCGACTCCATGGCTTCAAAGCCAAGGTCTAATTTGATATCGCCAATCATTCCCGCGGCGCGATATTCTTCAGTCTTTTTGACGATTTCGGGTAGAGTGATAGTTTTCGCAGTACCGGCATGGCTATCACCGTCTACGCGGACGTTGAAGTTCTTGAGTACTGCAGGCAGTTGTTTTGCCATAGTGTTTGTCCTTTTAGTTATCAACTTAGCTATACAGCTCAGTTATGCAGCTTGGTTATGCGGCCTGCGCGATGAGTTTGCCAAAGTCCACTAGGTAGCGGTCTGTGATACGTTGATTAAGTCGTAGGTTTTCAAGCGTTGGCACTGGGGTATAGTCGTAATCAACGTAGAGCAAACCTTGGCTTAGATCTTGCGGATTGTTTAGGTCTGGGTTATACCAGACTGATGCACCGATCAACCAACCTTTTGCGACGGTCGCACGTAGCTTGGCATTGATGCTATCGATGATGTCTTGTACCAGCACTGGCGTCATCGGCTGGTCAACGAATGGCATGCAGCCATTGATGATCGTATCTAGCATCCATTGTGCTGTGAGCACCGCAGTTTCAAATGCAAAACGTGGATCTGCTGAGCAAGTGCGGTTACCCCAGAAGCGAAAACCCTCGTGCTGAATGACTGATGTCACGTCATTAGCATTAAGATAACCGACTTCGGTATTAGGATCTTCTAGATCCCAAGTCCGCGGCTGCTTGATACCAGGTACGCCGGGCACGGGCACATTAGAGATGGATTTGGTAAAGCTCGCTGGGTTGGTTTCATCGATAAGCGCGCGCATTGCGAGGGCTGTTGCGATGATTGGGGTTGCTTGGGTCATGGTTCTTTCCTTAATACATAAAAATTAATTTAAAATTAGATACCGCTCATTCAAACGCTATACAAGGCCGCCCGCACGCCAATATTGTTGGAACTAGTCGCGCGCGAAGTACCGAAGGCGACAAGCCAGACGCCCGAGGGCGCACCGTCAGTCCAACCGCCACCCGCAAGCGGGCACAGGTCATCAACGCGGTTGTCATGAAAACGGTCGTGACCAAACAAATCCGTACCCGCTGTGTCAACACCTGTTGCTAACGGAATACCAGCACATGACGCTTGCCACTCTTTACCTGTCATCGCACTTGAGAATACTTGCTGTGTACCGTTGCCCATCTCCAAACCACGAGACATACCTGTGAGCGCACCAATACTAGCACCCAGTGACTCGTAGTTTGCTGCGATACCCGCTGCACCCCATGCATCATTGGCAAGCGTCGCGCCACTGGTCAGCGCTGACGCCTTAGCAGACGTTTTCAGCGCGTAGAATGTACCTGACAGCTGCGTGACACCTAAGCAAATCTCGTACATATTGCCGTTAAGGTCTGCTACACCGTTGCTTTGTCCGTTATGCGTCGTTTTAGCGAATGGTAATGCCGAACCCGTCTTACCTGCTTTTAGATAGCCTGTGGCTGTGTACTTAACCGTTGCATCGTTAACGTCACCCAGTGCATCGTTATTATTGCCTTTTGGATAGTTAGCAACGCCTGTTGGGTCATACCATTCACAGTTATCAACGCTGGTTGCTGCTTGCGCGTGTGCCATACTGAGTAGTGATAACGCGCGCTGAACAAATAGCGTTGTAACAAAAAACTCTGAACCCCGCGTATTGACTGCATCAATCGCCCCCGCGTAAGTGTTTGCGGGCGTACCGTTTAAGTCGCTAAACGGTGTGTTTGTACTAGCAGATGATAACGGGATGCCGTTTTTAATTGAGCTAGCAATACCGCCGTTATTACTTGCTTGATATTTATCAACAAAAAATCCGTCTTTGATTTGTCCATCATCATAAAAAGCGCGGTGAACCGCATACCCTGCGGCATTAGCAGCCTCTATGCTATCAAAGTCATACTTAGATTTAACATCGCACGCATTTAAACCGTATTTAGCAGCGCGTGGGCTGTCTGCACCGCCCCAACGATAATAAAACTGCGGTATCCAGCACATAACAGAACCGTCACTGTGCTGGTAATTACCATAGTTCTCATGACCTGCTGTGGTTGTGCCTTCCATCTCGCTCATGCCAAGCGGTAGCGTGTCCGTAATGCCTACGCCAAATAACGCCGTGCCCTGTATACCGATGTTGTTCACTGTTGCATTAACTGCGGGCGTCGCAGGTTGCACGGCTTCGCTTGCTACGCTGGTCGCATTTTCTGCATAACCATCATTATCTGTAAATACTGCCTCAACGGTGATAGCCTTGCCGACTTGTTCGGTTTTTAGAGTGTACGTTTTAGCGGTTGCGCCTAATATAGCTATATCGTCAGCTAACCATTGATATTTTATACTTCTAGGCACACCGTTTGCATCGGTTACGCTAGCAGTCAGTAACTCCCCAACCTGCACATTACCCATTATTTTTATTAATGCGGGTGTAGGCGGGGTCTCTACTTTCCCGGCACACCCCACTCACCATCGATGATGCAAAGCTCACGGTCACCATAAGTATCACGATACGCAACGATTTCAGCTTTATCTGTGATTAGCGCTCCATCAGCAGTACGCGGAGACGCATAGACCATAGCTCGGCGCTTTTTAGCGATAGAAACCAGCTTTAGTACGACTTCAGGCGTGTCGATTTCAGGTGCGCCTAGTCGCTTAGGCATCAGTCCAAAGCGACTAGGACAAGTCAACAGTACATCAAGCGAATCAACATTAAGCGGCTCAGTCACTCGCAATACAACGACAGTCGGATTGTGTATGTCGCGTATTCCCTGCAATACATCTCGAAGCGTGCCATCTGTACCGGCTTTATCAATATTGTCTTGAGCGATACCGGTTAATAATACGGGCGTATCAGCTGGGTACATGGTGTCATCAGCGTCTGTGCTAGTGACAACGATACCTAAAGTGCTGACGTTGGCGTTACGCATTGGCAAGATGCCCTGGTTCAGCTCTTGTGCTGATATGCCATGATGAAATGCTGTCATTTGGGTTTATCCTTATTTGAAGTTAATTAAGCAGTACGAAGCCAGTGAGCCACGACTTTAGAAGGCTGAATATTGTTGTGCGGTTGGTCGCCTCCACTATTTTCAGTTTTACCTTTGCGACCGCCTGGCGTACCATCGCTTTCTGGATACGCCCCGCTAGACGTGCTAGCTGCTAATACAAAATCATGATTGTGCGATGGCATTTGTTCGGTAGTGAGAGTGTGAGTGTTCTCACCAAACTCATTGCCGATAGTTTTGTAGTCATCAGGATCATCAGCGCTAGTAGACAGACCAACGAGCGTGCGACCTTCAGCGTAACGTTCCCAATCACCATAGCCGTGATGCAAGGCGACCGCGGCGGCATCAGCATGATCGATAGTGGTCGTATAAATATCGCCGACTTTAATAGGCTTGAGATTAAATAAGATTTTTATCCAATCTTGCAGCTCTTTAATATCCTTATCGTTAGTCTCTTTGAGCGTATACTGAGTATGAGGGTTTGCCTTACTTAGATGGCTGCTCTGCCAGTTAGTGAAACCTTGATGCTCGTTATCGTTTTTCTCAACATGGGAGTTATAAGTAGTCCCAAGCACATACTGAGTATGAGGGTTTGCATCATCTAAATGACTAAGTGGCACAAACGTATTTAATGCCCATTGGCGCGTGGCAGTGACTACATTGGCGTCAATAACTAAGCTAACGTCAGGGTTGTCAATACTGATAACGGCTTTGATACGATAATCAACAGCAGCAGTAGAGTTCGCAGCAGGCTTTTGAACTTCGGGTAATTGACCAACCCAAATTAGATCGCCGTCGCTATCAATGAGTCCAAGCTCACGAATAGTCCAACCGCCTTGATTCGGTGGTACGATACAAACGATCTCATATTGTCCTGAGACCGTTGTTGGGGTGACGCTACCAACAAGTCCTTGATAGCGCTTACTGACGAGCACTTGCTCATCAAGTCGCTGACTAAAGTCAACATCAATACCTTGACCAATGACAAACTCGGTAATACTTAAAGAGACGCTGCCTGTATTAGCAGCGGCTGCAATCTTCTGTTTGCCTATGGTTGTCAGTAAAAGCTGGTAGCTCATCATGTCGCCCTTGGTAGTAGTTACAAGTAAGTAGACGTTAAACGTCGACAGCGCCACCGTTTTCCGGTGCGACCGTAGTTTGAATGCGATCGATATCAGCACCGTCAAATACAATGACGCTATCTAACTTTTTAATAGCGAAAAGAACTGGCTTATCTGCTTCTACTGCCAATACACGCTTAGTAGCCTGAGTATAGTCAACAACATCTTCAGGCTTTAGCAGCGCATAAACATTAAGGTTCGTAGCGACGTTACTAATAACCTCGACGTGTACAGTATCGAATCGAGTGCGCAGTAAGGCGGGATCAAAGATAACGTCAACCGCTGTTCGCGCCGCACCATCATCGATCAGTAACGCTAAGTGACTAGCAGTCGCAATACCGCTATCCTCTGGCATCTTAAAGTCAACGACAAACTTGCCGTCAGCGTTAGCTGTAGGATTGGAGATAGTTTTGGTTAAGCCTTGAGGCTGTTGATTATTTGGCATAATAAATCCTTAGTGTATTGGTTAATTAGTGATAGTAAGTTCAACGCCAACCGCAGGTGCTGCATAGGCGGCGATAGTAGCGTAAGCGGCCGAACCAAAATAAATACTGTAATGAGCAGATAAGCGTTTTGATGCATCCACAACGGCTCGAACTTGTCTGACAGAGTCGGTAACTTTGCCATTACTCGGAGTGACGGAAATACTAAAAGTGCCCGGCACTCCTTTTGGATTCGTCTCGAACCATTCTGTTACGGTTGTGCTGTAATTAATTGCAGCCAGTGCTCGCTTGACAGCATCGAGCGTACCTTTGCGCTGATGCACTGATATGGAATTACGAATAACATTACGCTGAGTTTCAATCGACCAATTATCGTTCCACTCATCGACGGACCACGCATAAGCCAAAAATGGCAAATACTCAATAGGACAATTATCAGCATCCCAAATCAAACTGAACGGCACACCTATCGACTCAAGACGCGCGGTAAATGTTGCAAGCTCACGTTCGAGAGGCTGACTGTTAGCAGGAAGTAGTGACAAATCAGTCATTGCTACTCACCGCCGTAATGTCGTGACCGGTGCAATGCGCCACTTGCGAGACATCGACTAGCACGTCAGTAGTAGGGCTAATCAAGTCAATACGACTGACGCCGTTTACATCCAATGCACCAATAATTCGGCTGGTCGCAATGCGGCGTCCTGGTTTAAATTCTGAGCGTAAGTAATCGCGCAGCGCTGACAAACCTTGTCCTAGTATCAACTGAGGACTAATACCTGCCTTAATATAAATGACAGCTTCTATCTGATAGGCTTTGGCGGTTGCGCTATGTACGCGCACAAGATCAGTTAATGGACGAACATCATCAGCAGTCAGAGCAGCAGTCACGTCATTAATGGCGGTTTGGCCAACGCCAACCGTTTTATTGGATTGCTCAAGTACATCGCCATCAATTTGTCCAGATAGATAGACATCCACTTCAGTAGGCGCTGGGCTATCC